CCGATTACCGGGGGAGCCTCAAGGCCGGACGCTGGGTCAACATTCGTAGGGACGATGGTAATGTTGGCGGTCGGCATCTTGTCTTCCGTCATTTCCTCGGGCTCAAAGAGGCGGAGGAACCCATAGAAGGCGATGGCCACTCCGCTCGAGAACTGAATGGTAATAGACTGCTCCACGTTGAGGTTGGCCAGGATGCTCGAGTATAGGTTGGCATCGTAAGCCGCTTTGCACTTGGAGTCAGTCAGGGTGACGAGATGGCGAGGCCCGCGGGTCCGCCAGCTGTCATTGTGCATGGTCGTGTTGTCGATTGGGTCCATTCCATCACAGCCCGGCGGCTGGACACCGATTTCCCAGAAGCTGATCGCCGGTGTGCTTCCCAGCGTGATCAGGCTCTTGAAGCCTGTCCGCATGCGCTTGCCAGTCGGCATCTGGCGAGGGGTGATTACAGGAGGAGTCATTGGCATGGGTCTAGCTCCTTATGGGTAGCTTCAGCGGAAGTCCGACGTTTGTTCCCGCAGTCTCCTCGAGGTACACAAGGCAGTTGATGAAGAATAGGCTTTTCTTGGTAAGCGGGACCTGCTTGCCCTGGATATCCACAAAGCTGGTTTGCGTTATGCTGTGGACCAGGTAGCGGCAGGAGCCCAGGGCCACGACGTTCTCAAAGACAGCAGTGCTGAGGTATTCGGAAACCAGCTTGGCCTTGTAGTAGCCGCTGTAATGGGTGTTCCCCTTGACCTTTATCTGGACCCCGTCCATGCCGTCATAGCGCCCGTCAATCATGGTCCGGTGGAATAGCCGGCTCGAGGTCCCCAAGCAGGCAATGAGCTCTGGTGGGGCAAGAGGTTCATCAGGCTCCCCTTCTGCATAGGCTGGCCAGGGTCCCAGCGTGGCGGCCTCCGGGTCTGAAGCCAGGCCCTGATCGACTAACATCTTGGCCAACACGTCGGCCGCGCTATGAGTCATGACGCCGGGCATTACTTCTCCAATCGCGTGAAGGCCGATGCTTTGAGAGCCCCGGTATCAACAGGGCAAAGTTTCTGGGACTCCCTTTGCAGGAATAGCCCGCCCAGCACTAAAGCCTGCGGAAGCGGAGTCCCATTCTTCACGGCCTTGCTAACCACTTGGGCAATGTCCTTGGAAAACTGACGAGCGGGTTGCTCCAGGAACTTGGCTTGTCCCACATTGTGGTGTGCAGTCAGGTTCTCGTGGACAAAGATTGCGTACCTTTGAGTGTAGCCTACAATGACGGAGACGGAGGGTGGAAGCTCCTTCATGAGGCTCCCGAACTTACCCAACAGAGATTCCAGCTTCTCGATAATCATGATGTTGGAACCACTGCGTTGAATCGTTTGAGCCCGTACTGGTAACGGTAAATCCTGGCCTTGATGTCCACACCGCTGTCATTAGTCACTACCTCGAACAGAGGCGAGGGCACCGTGCCAGGAGCAATGTCGTCCAGTTTGCCCAACCAGACTATGGAGCCCATGGGGATCGCAAAGTCTGTGATGAGGTCTACATCAATGCCGACCACGCGGCGCTTGGGGTCCAGGGACTCCTTGAGGATTTCCACCCAACGACACCTCACCTCATGGGGGACTGTCTGAGGGTCAACGACCTGCTGGCCATAGCGGTTGGTGGATATTGCTTGCCACCAGACCGCAAACTGTCTCAGGTCAGCATACTCAGGAACCGGCACTATTGGCTCCCTGTGTTGGGCCCACCGCCAACGAGCCCGTTACGATCGCGCCAGCCAATCTGATCGCTGTAGGGCTTCCCACCCCACATGAACCGGGCACGCTTGGAGTTGAGAATCGTCTTGAGACAGCCGGAGAAGTCAAGGCCAAAAGCGGCATCCCGGTATGGCTCCGGCTCGATCGGGTTCATCTGGAACGAGCCACTGGCCCCCTTGGTGGACTTGGAGGTATAGATGCGGTCGCTCTTGGTGTAATAGTAGGCTGCCAGCCAGGTCTCAATCTCGACCAGCTCCTCCGCGGTATGGATGAAGCCGCGCCGCTGGGCACACTGGACCATGCGGTTGACAACAACATTGGCGGCCCGTATGTAAGGGGTCAGCTTGGGTATGGCCGTTTCATCATAGTCGCGGCCGCCTGCCAACACATCCTTAACCAGGTCCGGGGTAGTGCGAACATCGCCGGATACTGGCCCGTAGGTTGGAGGGCTCTGCTCACCCGTGCTATCACTGGGACTGCTCATGCTGGCCTGGCCTTTCGTATGGCGACAATCATGGCTTCACGGGAACGGACGTTGACATCGCCTCCCAGGTCCAGCCGCTGATCCTCCGCCAGCTGCTGGAGCTGTTTGAGGGTGAGACCTTCAAGGCCATCATCGGCCGGCTTCCCACCCGCCCTGGCCGCGGCCTCCTCCTCTTCAGCCTCACGGTAGACCCGTTGAAACCGCTGGCTCCCCGGGGAATTGTAGATGGCAACCAGGTCATCCTCAGACTCGACTACATCACCTCCTTTGTACTGTTTGTTGATGGGATTCTTCTGCTCGTCATAGCCAACAACCTGGGTGTGTATCCCCGTCAGGAGGCGAAAGCGTTTCTTGGTCCTCGCCGGCTTGACAGGCTGTACCGGTGAGGGGGCCGGTGCCGCGGCCTCCGTTTGTACAACTGGAGCCGGCATAGGATGGGGGACTGTCTTGGGTTCTGCCATTGTGTTGCTCCTATAGAGTGAGAGAAAGAAGGGAGGGGAGAACCACCAACCCCTCCCTTCTCTGCCCGGACAACGGCTAAGCGGTCCAGGTCGCCACCAACAGACCGGTACGACCATTGAAGTCGTGCATGATCTGCGGGACGTTAATGCACATGACTTTGAAGTTCTGGCGCATGCCGCCGCTCGTGGGCCACTGCACCGTGGTAATGTCCATGCCGATGACCGCCCTGGCGACCTCGGGGATCATGGCCACGAAGATCATGGTGAATGGGTTGGAGCCCACGACCTTCTCGTAGTATGGGGTCGGGGCCAGGAAGTCGAGGCGGCGCACGTCCTGGATTTCGTCAATCTCACGAATGCGCTGCCGGAGCGTCTTGACCGGGGCCGCCATGCCGGAGGTGGCCAGGGCATAGTAATCACCATCTAGGTATTGGTCCCAGTCCGTCGAGTTGTAAATGATAAAGGGGCCAAACTGCAAGTTCTGGCGGAGGGTTTCCAGGCAGGAGAGCAAGTCGAGGACCGTCTGGCCTGGAAACCAGCCGCTGCTTGTGGGCTTCTTGAAGTTGGTCGCGGTGATGCGGAACGGGTAGGTCAGATACCCGAATACGCTTGAGGACATGGAGACGCCGGTGTAAGGGCCAACACCCTGGTCCTGTGCCGTGGGGCCAACCGTGACGTCGCCCCACCGGATGCCGGTCTGGGTTCCGATGGTTGTCTTCTCCACTGCCTCGCCGATACGCCGGCCAACCGCCTCACCCATGACGGTATCCAGCGGCGTGTCTCCGAAGTTGCGGCTGATATCCAGGCGTCGTTGGCTGAACCAGAAGCCACCGTGGGTAATAGGCAGGGGCAGCGAGCGAAGCTTGAACAGTGGGTTATCCGTCCGCTCCTCAGTGAGGCCGTCCATGTCCACGATGGCCTCACCGGGATCACTCATGGCCTCATACTCGAGGGTCATGCGGTTCATGCCGTTGAAACCGCCATAGGAGGAAGCTGCCGCCAGGTCTGCCCAGGCCCGAACGCGGGCACGGTAGGCCCGGTGAATAGCAGTGTCCAACTGAATCCACTGTTCCTTGCGGAGGGCGGAGGCATTGGCCGTGAGGAGGATAGGGTCGACGATACCGTTGGACAGCAGGTCCAGGACCCGATGTTTCTCCCGAATGGGCTTGCGCTCGCCCCGCTCCGTGGTCCAGCGGCCTGTATTGACGATCACGCAGGGCTGGCCGTTGTCATCAAGGAATGGCCGGCGGAGGCCATAGTCATTGAGACGCATGAACTCGCGGACAAAACCGGAGCTACCCGGCCCGCTGTCCACGTTGGCGTCCAGCAGATTGAATCCACTGAGCATTGTTGTCTCCTGTTAGAAGGTAGTATGGACAGGCCCGGAGGCCGGGTAGTTTGGTTATGCGCCGGTGTAGCGGCACCACACGAGAGTTGCGGTCATGGGGTCCACTACAGATTCCAGGGCCATGAACGGCTTGGAGGCCGGCGTGCCCGTGGTTGGCTTGAACCGACCTTTGTTGGTAAAGTCGGCAATGAGCTGGGTCTGTCCCTGGACAATGAGGGTGGCCGTGCCCACCTGATCTGTCCCGAGGATGTTCAGCTCCTCGCCCATGACCGGGTAGTAAACCTCCGCCACGGTCCCAACCGGGATTTGTGTGTGGGCATCAAAGCCCTGTTTGGAATTGTCCATGAGGATGGCGATGGGGACAATGCCGCCGTCGGCCGCAAGGACAGAGTTGGCGGTCGTGCCGGCCAGCTCCATGGTTTCCAGGCCGTTGGCATCTACCGCTGTGTTGGGCACCGGGGTCATGAGGGAGCCCGGATAGGCAGCGGCATTCAACTTGCAGCTCTTGAAGACCCCGCGGGCTTCCGAGCTAACAATGATACCGTTTCCACGCATTGTTATCTCCTGTTAAGGTTCATGGTCCCAGTATTGGGCGAATCGCTCCTTGAGGTCCGCGAGGCCCTAGTGGGCTGCGGCGGTGGGTTGCTTCTTGACCGGTTCGCCCCAGTTGGAAACCGGCGGGGTCATGTCGGAAACATCCTGCTGATCGGCTTCCGAGTTGAGGCTCATGTTGCCACCATTGGCATTGAAGAACCAGGTCCGTGGTTGCTGCTGATCCTCCTGGGCATTGTGGGTGGCCGACTGCCGGGCTGGAATGAGGGAGGCCAGCATTTCCAGTTCATGGAGCGGCTTGCCCATTAGCTGGTTGCCGGTCAAGTTGCGCTGACGGTCGTCCTTGATATTGCCCACGAGCTTCGCGACCAGCCGGTGCTTTTTGCCCTGCTCCTCGCGGGCCGCGTTAGCCACAAGATCGCGGAGAGCCGGCGGAGCATTGTTGGCTTGGAGCCACGATTCAATGGCCGCGTTCTGGGTCCCACCCTGGGCACCGAGCTTGCCGTCCTTGTTACGCTTCTTCTCGGCCTCCTCCTCATCTTCGTTGGGGAAGTCGTCGTGACCGGAGTCATAGAGGCCCATGGCAGAGCCGGCTCCCTTGCTCTTGCCATTGGCGGTCAGGACCAGTTCCTCGATGGTGTCTTCGGAGAGGCTGTTGAGTACCTCCCTGGACTCCTGGCAGGAGCAATTGGCAACCACTGCTGCCTTGAGCTCTGCCTTGTTCTTGGGTCGCGGCATGGTTGTCCTCTGGTTGAGAGTCGACCGGGCTTGTGCAAAATGGTCACTTGCAGCTGCCCGGTGACTAGCCGCAAGCTCATCGCTTCCATCATCATCATGGTCCATGGCAGCCGCCCTGTGCTCGAAAGCAGCTGCCCTATGGTCTTCTCGGCTCCCGGACTTGGAAGCCTTCTTGCTTGCCTTGATGGCGTCCTTGCTCTTGTTACCACCATCCTTGCGCATGCCAGAAAAGGCATCCTGGCGAGCGTCATCATCGGCGAACCCGTTGTCGGCAATATCTTCACCCTGGTACATGAGACGCTCCTGTAGTTGGTTGTTGGTTCCGCCCTTGATTTCTCCACCCATGTTTTCGTATATGTGGGCCACGACTGCCCAGTATGTGTCGCCGCTGTAGTCACCCTTATCAGCGGCTGCTTTGGCCTTATCCCAGGTGTCTTCATCGACCGCCCAGCTGGCCGGGTTGTTACCCAGAGTGTCAAGCTCCATCATGGCCATCTTGCCCAACGCCTTGCTCCGGTCATCCATCTGTATCTGTCCCCGCTGGGCAGCTTCATGCACATCGCCCTTCCCATGCCCGGCCCCTGACTTCTTGAACCGCCCAGTATTGTCACTCTTGACTTGACCCGGAGCGGCGTTGAGCTTTACCTTCTTGGGCTTAGTGTCAATCTCATCCTCTGCCTCCTCCTCGGGGCAGTCCTCGTTGACTGGATAAGCAGCGGTCCCTGGAGTGGTTGCTCCTTTGGCAGCGGTCTGTTGTTCCTTGACCCTCGTCTGGGCCTCGGCGGAGCCACCTGCGGCTGCCGGCCTGGGTTTGGGCGGTTTGGCCGGCACCTTGGGAGCCATGGGGTTAGCTGGTATGGCAGGCGTTGCTGTCTTGACCGGAGCCGGTTCACCCTGGTTTTGGTTATTAGTGTCAACCGCGCTCTCCTCCTCATCTTCATGGGTATCCGTCCCCTCGGGCACCGGACGATTCCTCTTGTGCTTCTTCATTTGGGTTTCGTCGTGGCCGTGGACAAACTCTTTGGTCTCCTTACCTGGCTTGCTCTTGCCAGGGTATTTGGCATCCACATCGTCGACGTACTTGTTGTAAATGGTATGGCGGACTGTGGCCTTGGGTTCCCCGGTCAGGACACACTTGCCGTCCTTCTCCTCATAGTGCTGCTTGAAAAGCTTGCCCTTCTTGGAGAGGATTACATAGTCATCATACAGGTCTATAATGAAGGGACCTCCCATCATGTTCCCTTCATCCGCGTCCCTGAGTTGAGTTTGCAGTTCGGCCCGCCGGTCCTCATAGCTCTTGTCATAGGCGTTGACGCCGAACAAGAGACAGGAGTGGTCTTCCAGAGTGGTTTCATTGTTCGGCATGGTGCTTGGCATAGCTGGGTCACCGTCCTTTACGCCAGTTTTGCGGACCTTGCCAATAGCTTGACCACCGACTCCCATGGCCTCATCGTGGTCTTTTTCCCCGGGAGGATAGTAGGAGCGTGAGCGCTTGACGAGAGTGAAATCCTGCTGACCTGGAGGCTGTTGGTTGGCATTGAACCCACAGCCATCATGGACCGAGCAGGCTCCACGGCCATCAGGGAGAACAGCAAGGTGGTCGGGTCGGTAGTTGCGAGCTATCCATGAATACGCTTGGCCCTTGTGCTGGGCACCGTTCTGGGCGGGGGTGTTGTCAGTGAAGAGACCAGTAGATAGCTCTACCTTCTGGCCATCCTCCAGCCGCCCCAGTATGTTGGTCTTGATGCCACGCTTCTGCATCTTGGCATCGAAAGCCTTGGTCTTGTTAACGTCGAACCATGCCTCCGCCGTGAGCTTCCCATTGTAGCTGGCTCTGCGTACCTCGCCAATGCCATACTCCTCGACGACGCCGGGGGTCCTGGCCGAGACATTCTGGCCGTTCTTGGTAGGGTGCCAAACTACAATAGGGGTACTGTTCCATATGGCGGGGTTCTTGCTTACTTCCTCTGGCGGATAGTAGAGGGGGCCATTGCTGCCAGCCAGAATCCCCGGCACAATCATGGTTGCTGGGACGACATAGTAAGCCTTGCCGTTGAGAGTTCTCTTGCGGCCTAGCTTGTTGCCCAGATTGCATGCGAGAAAATCCATGAGGCGAGGATACCGCAGAAGGGCTCGGGGAGAAAGGATGAAGAAGGTTCAGCAAAGAGAATTCACAAAGCAAACCCTACTCGACTTGCATGAGCCTCACCCACCGATAGCCCTGCTCACGGACACATAGTATGTCCTGGCCGCGCCGACGGAGGACCTTGCGTATATTGGCAATGTGTGCCCTGAGCAGGTCGTCAGTGGCCTGGCTATCTCCAATGGCCTCGAGCAGCTGGGCGCGGCTATGGAGCATTGTGTCCTCGAGTACCGCCATGATGCGCGCCTGGGTAGGCGTGAAGCTACCGTTGCTCACCGTTAGTTTCCTCCTCACCCGCTACCGGCTTAGCAGGCTCCGCCGGCTTGTTCCACTCCTCCAGGTCGAACTCAGACCCGTCCGCTATGGCCGTGAACTCCTCAGCCGGCCAAAGGTCTTCCGGCTTGATATCTGTGCCGGCCGGGAAGCACTTGCTCCACAGGTCCAGGGAGCCCATGCGGTCAGGATGCTCTGGGTATTTTTCGTCAGGCATGTTACAGCTCCTCCAGGTCGACCATGAGCCGGACCTTACGATCCTTGCTCAGGCCAGGGCCGTTGACTGTTAGATTCTCGTGGAGGCCAATGACCTTGTATTTAGTGCCGGGCAGGCCCACAATCTCATTCTCGTCATGGGGTCCCAGGCCATGGTAGTTGTGTTCTGCCATGTCTGGACGGGCTGTCTTGGACTTGATGCGGAAGGTAATCCCATTCTTGCCACCAAACTTCTCAAAGCCAATGTATGGGTTGATACTACAGTTGTGAGGAGCCGGGTCTGACCACAGGCCGCCAATGCCGTTCTTGACTAGCTGGGTGGCAAGGTTTTCGGCGTAGGAGCCATGGACTCCCCGGTATATGACTCCCTGGAATGGAGCGGACTTTTCAATACCACTCATGAATGCCTTGGCCTCTGGGCTGGGGTTGCCACTAGCAACAGAAGCGCGGATGGTGGAGGAGGAGCCTTTCCAGTGGCCAATGGCGTTCTTTTCCTTCTCTGTGAGACTAGCCTTCCAAGCCTTCTGCTGTTCAATATCCGGGTGGTGCGTTGTGTGGTCAATGAATAGGAGGCCGCCATCAGTGTGATCAGGGGCCTTGGCTGTCCCACCCTGGACTGTATACATGCGTCCGCTCCAGGGATCATCTATCTGCCACTTGGATGGATTGGATGTCTTGAAGCCGCCAGCAAAGTCCCCGGCCTTGGGCGTGTAGCCATGCATGGGGAACTTGGTCGGATCGTGGCCTGGAGTCGTGAGGGTATAGGTGACTCCCTTATCACCCTTGACATAGGTAATGTGGGCGGCGACCTTTTTGCTGATGGTCGAGAGCTTGACCTTGCCGGCCTCGATCTTCTTGGCCAGAGCCTTGGCAGTTATGCTCGCCTGCTTGATGACCGTCCCTGGAGGCAGGAGCTTCTGCATGAGCTCGACCTTCTTGAGGCTCGAATGTTCTCCTGGTGGGAAGGTAGGAATCTTCCATATGCCACCCTTAATGCCATCTGGGTTGAGGGCCTCGAGCTTGTTCTGGTAGAGGGCTGTCAGTGGGACCTTGCCCTTATTCTTGACAAGGTATGCAACAACATCCTTGCCGGCTTTTGGTAGAGAGTGGACCATGCCATAGGCAGTCGCCGGGGTCCCCGAGGGAAAGCCTTTGGACGGAGCCGGGGCAATCTTGGGCGGTATGAATGGAGCTGCCGTTGACGCTGGCATTGATGTTGGCGGAGGCGTCGCAGGTGGCGTTACGGGAGAAGCGGTCATGTCAGCCGCCTCTTTGTACTTCTTGAGCTGGACGTCCTTGAGATTCTCAAAACGCTTGGCAACCATGGCCCGCGTGTCAAGGTCCTTGATTGCTTTGAGGACCTGATCCTTCTTGGGGAGTATCTCCTTGATTTGCTCGTAGATTTCCTTTTCCTTCAAGTGGCCAAAGACCTTGGCCGCACTGGGGTTCATGTACATGTCGCGGAGTGTCTGAAGCTCGCTGTTCTTGTCATTGAATTTGAACCCCTTCTCGCCTCCCTGGGCCCTGTACTTGAGAGCCCCACCATTGTCTATGCGCCAGGGCTTGCCATCCTTGATGAGAATGTTATCGTGAACGAGACCAACGACATCCCAGTTGGCCAGGACCGCATCCGCCACGAAGCCCTTGCCAATCTCCTTGTACATGGCCTGGATTTCGGATTCAGACTTGCCCTCTTTCCACTCGTGGAGGTTCTGGCCGCCTTCCATGTACTTGGCGAACTTGGCTCCCCCGCTCATTATGGAATCAGAGGCATTGATACCAAGAGCAGCATAAGCCGAGTCAGCATCGTGCTCATTTGTGAGTCGGCCTGGGTAGCCTGGCTTGTCTGTCTTCATTACATATTTATTGCCATCAAAGAGGACCAGTTTGGGGTTCGTGGAGCCTGGGAGGGTCTTGATGACGTTGATGTTCTCAGGGGTCGGCAGGGTAGCTCGGCCAACCCCTCCGCCTCCCGGGGAACAAGAGGGGTCCACGCCACCACCAATGCCAGTCGGGCAGAAGACATTATCGGTAATGCCATTCTCATCCTCATCTGCCTGGACCTCCATCCAATAGAGGTCATCGCCTTCCTTGAGGTCAATGACTTCCTCAGTGATGACAGGGCCGTCAATTCTGCCGCGTAGTGCTTTAACCATTGAGGTGCTCGTGAATGAGAGCTGCTGTGTAGTGGGCGTCCCATATCTTGGCCCAGCCCGGATGACGTTGACGATAGCCGTCCAGGAACTTGCCCCCGCCTCCCTCATGCTTGTCTCGGTATAGCTCGCGGTGGTAAAGCCGATAGTGCTCGGCGGCATTCTCCTCCCAGTTGTCCAAGGAACGCCGGCCAGCTACCCCATAGTGCTCCTCATACCACTCGTGTGGCATTTTCTTCTTGAGGCCACTGGGGTCGGCCTTGACTCGCTCCTGGACCTTCTCAAACTCCTTATGGATTGCCTTGGTGGTTGTGTTCTTGTTGCCTGGCTCCCCTGGCTTGCCGCTCATGGCTGCTCGGAGGACATGGCCCAGTTCATGGCGATAGGACCCGGGCCTGGTCGTTGTCCCTGCCTTGATGGTTCGTTGATTGAGATTAGCAACGGCCTCGCCAGAGACTGGGTGAGACTTCTGAGTGATCTTGGTGACGGCAGCCAGGTCATGGGCCGGCGTGTCCTTGTATTGGATCAGGGCCTGGGAATTGTTGCCCTCTGTTATGGCCTTGACCCGGGCCTCATCTCCAATGTCCTTGAGATGAGTGACGGCATTTGGGACTCCCTTGCCACTGATGAGGAGGGAGCCGGTTACGCGGGCGCGCATGGTCATGTCCGCGCGTAGCTTGGTTTTGAGTTGGGCCTGGGTGAAGCCAGTATGGTCGAGGACGTTCTTGAGGGCCTTATCCAAGCCACCTATCGGCTTGGCACCAGCTGCTGTTCCTGGGGAGCAGCTAGGGTCAACCCCGCCTCCAGGTCCAGTCGGGCAGAAGGCGTTCCGCGTTGACTTCGCCGGGTCAACTACCTCCTTGATTTTGCAGGCGCCCTTATGGTGCTCGAGCTTGAGGACCGCTCCAGTATCCAGGTCGTCAGTGAAAAAGACCTTCATGTCCAGGACAGGCAGGTTGCCCTTCATGCGGCAGCCGGCTGCGACCCATGCCTGGGTTAGCTTGAGGTTCCGGAAGTGTGTGACTATGGCCGTATCGCCGCCGGCTTTCAGGACCTTGTTCAGGGCTCCAATGTAGCGGCTGGCAAACTCGTTGAATGACTCGCCTTCCGGGACCTTCTTGTCGGGATTCTTGGTAGCATAGTCTACCATGTGTGGGTGGACCTTGTTGGATTCCATTCCCTGGAACTTGCCCAGATGCCAGGGGCGGAGAGCCTGGTCCAGCTCCACCTTATTGTCGGTCGCTTTGGCAACCTGCTTGGCTGTCTCCTCTGTGCGAGAGAGGTTGGAGCTATGGACTGCTTTGAGCTTGATGTCATTGTCCTTGAACCATTGGCCGGCGACCTCGGCTTGCTTATGGCCCTCGGCGTCCAGAGGTATGTCCTGCCAGCCGCGAATCCTGTCATGCTTCTTGGAGCCGGCCGGAGCATTGTACTTGGTCTTGCCATGTCTCACTACGTAAATGGTCTGTGGGTTGTTGCCTACTAGGACCCCGGATTCGGCCAGGCCCAGGTCCATTCGCAAGCGATGTACAACTTCTCTTGTGACGGCGCTATCGAGGAAGTGGTTAAGCGACGAGCCGTCAAGTCCAGTGACAACTTCATTGAGGATAGATGGGGGTCGTTTTTGGCTAATCGTCTCGCCAGGTCCCCAGTCACTTTCTTCAGTATCCTCTTTAAGCGACGCTCGGATAGCTGTCCCGATTTCACCTTTGGTCCGCTTTTGGTCTTCATCGTCCTCGCCCACATTAGCCGGTATGAAGGCGCAGCGGCAGTTGGGGTGACGCGGGAGCATGCCTCTAGCTTCGTCGATCTTGATGACAATCCCCTCCAGGGGCTCACAGAGATCGCAAACCTTGTCATCGCCCGTTGTAGACCACTCTACCATGACGCCAACTTCTTCAACACCCAATCTTTCCAGTGCATCGAGCTGGCCCTCCGCATGAGCCCGTATGATTTCCGTGCGGGCAATTGTCTTGGCTCGGGACTCTCCAATGTCCTCCACATCATCAGCCAGGTCAGAAGCAATCTCACGGGGCGACTTACCCTCAACCAGGCCGTCAGCCAGGGTCCTGGTCATGGCTGTAGACATTGCTTCCGTGACGCCCTCCAGGTCGGAATAAGAACGAGCGGCTATGAGTTTGATCTTGTCTATGGCAACGGGCTGGGCGAAGGAGGACTTGAGGAACTGCTCGCGGGAACCCCGGTAGAAGGCCAACTTCTCCTCGGGCGTGGCCTCCTTGTCCAGGAGCTTCTTCTTGGCTCTGTAGTCGTCAAAGGAGCGGCCAGCCCCTTTCTTGAAACCGGCTCGAGCATAGGCTTCCCATAGTTTGTCCTCATTCTCCTTGGTGATGTGCTGTTTGGTTTTGCCCTTGAGCCATTGCTTGAATGCCTCCAGCTTCTCCGGGTCCGAACGGAATTCCCAGTCACCTGCATTGCCTGTGGGTGCTGGTGTGGGCTCCTGGGCCATGCCGCGGAAGTCCGGGTCAGTCTTGAACTGGGTAGCCAGCGACTTGGTAAACCACTGGGCGAGGGCCTGAACCTGCTGATCGGATAGCTGCCAGTCATTGCCATTGTCTTCGTTGGCTGTGGCGAGGGCAGGCTTCTTTTTGGTCAGCATGCGGTGCAGCTCGGCCAGCCCAACAATGGGGGCTGCCACGGCAAAGGTTGAACCGGGGGCGGGAATCGGAGTGCCAATAATGGCAGCTGCAATGATTGCCTTGGCCCACCCACTCCCATAGCGGGCAGACAGACGATCATAGTTCTTCTTGACCTTGTCCTTTATCTTGCTGACTATGTTGCCCGGTAGAGCCTTGGCCGCCTCATAGATGGAGCCGAGCTTGCTTTCGATTGGCCCCGCCCCACCACCTTGACCCCCTGGACATGAAGGGTCAACACCACCTCCAGAACCAGTAGCGCAAAAGGCGTTATAGATATCTCCACTAAGTCCAACAAGCTCATAGTGGGTTTGCCACTCTCCGTCCACAATGTCCCAAGCCTCGTTCGCGGCCTGGCGTTTGAAGTATTCGACTTCGCGCTCATGACGTTCAGCCCCTTCCCTGGAATCGAAGGTGCCGAGGTTCTTGCCAGTCTTGGAGTGGAGACGCCACTTGGTCCCGTGCTTGCGAATGATGTTGGCTGTTACAAGACCGAGAGCATTCTGCTTCCATATCTTGTCAATCACCTCCAAGCGCAGCCGGCGAAAGCGGCGCTCCAGCTCCTTGACCATGCCATGGCGTAGTGACAAGGTGCGCGTAGGATCATAGCGCAGTGGGTTAATGGATTTGGAAGATATCCTGCGGCGCTTGACTCTCGAGGGCTTCTTGTTTCGCACAAGCATCGGTTACCCCCAATTCCTTATCCCACCCACTAAGATTCACTTTCTTCGCGCTCAGGTCGCTGCTCAGGAACCCGTTGGCGTTCATGGTCCTTACCAGCTCCTGGAGGCTCATGCCCTTCCACGGGTTGCTGTAATTGATCTTCGGGGCTGTCGACATAGGGTGCCGCTGCCTCCTCTCCTGGAGAAAGGTCAAGGTAGTCAGCGTCGGTGATGGCGGCCGCTTGGCGGTTGAACCGCTCATCGTCGGCGTCAGGGTTCTCCCATTCTTGTTTGAGGCCGGCGAGAAGTGAGCTAGTCAACGTGTCTGTGGCTTGCTCGTCTTCATCGTCGCCCTGGTCCTCATCTTCGTCCTCATCGTCAGGCTTGGTCGGCCTGCGAGGAGGCTTGGGTGGCTTCTTTTTGGCCATGCTATTCTCCGTGTTCGTAAGGCTTGCCCCAAATGACTTCACCATTCTTGCCGGCCTTGTAGAGGGTCGGGTCCAGCTTCTTCTTGTTCTTATCCAGGTTCTTGAGGGCGTCGCTGTAAATCTTCTCGGCGTCCCACTTGAGTGTCTCCTTGGGGAATTCCTTGAGGAGCTTTGGGTCGCCCTTCTTGCGGTTGTCAATGAAAACCATTTCATGCTCGCTGCCCTTGTGGGATTCCACAAAGTCATGCATGTTCTTGGCCCCCTCCGCATAGGAGTCGGCAAAGAGGCGGGCATCAACCATGCGTCCCTTTCTCATGGCTCTCCTCACAACACCGCGATCGGAAGCCTCCCAGGTATCCTTGGGGTCCGCCCAGACATAGGCGAATATCCCCTTGATACCACGCTTGGAACACTCGTGGGCAATCCAGGCATTCTCAGTGGCGTTCTGCTCGCCGGCCGCATCCCACACTGCCCCAACTTGATGCATGGCCGGCATCATGCGATAGTAGGGTGACTTGGGATCATCAACGCGAGCCAGGCTGCTCCCCTTACCAGCTGCACAGCCTCCATTCGTGACCAGGACTCGCTTCTGTGGGTGGCCGTCAGGCAGGTTGGCAATCTCATCGAGCTTATTGAGGAAAGCCTTCTTGGAGATGGCATTGGCCGTATTATGGACCGCAGTATTGTACTTGGCCATGGCCTCCTTGGTTTCCTTGCCTAGCTCCTCGCCTGCCTTGTGGCCCCCTGGGTTCCAGTCCCGGTTGAGCATCTTGATGTCATCTGTGGCGTAGACATTGGGAGCGATACCAACCTTGCCGGCTTTGAGAGCAGCCTCATAGTTGGCAACTGCGTGGTCAGGGTCCTTGAGGTAAGTCTCGGCATAGCGGGATTCAACTGCCCGTTGACCGCGAGTGAGATTAGGTAGCCGTGGAATACCGTCCTGTGGTGGCGGTGGAGCCTGCAAGGCATGCACACCTACGCGTGCTTGGTACTTGCTCGGCGTTGGGGTGGATGGACAGCAGGGAGGTTCAGTTATCTTGCCACTCTTGGCTTCACGGGCTTCCGTCACCGCTGTACCACTTCCAGACGTGGCCCCACCTGCGCCTCCTGGAGCACAGGAAGGATCGACCCCGCCACCCTCACCAGTTGGACAGAAGACGTTCTCGGTATCGGCGTGTGTGGTAGGGGCAGTTGAGGCAGTGCCCAGTGGCTTTTTCTTGGGCACCTTGGCCTGTGGGCTGGCTGTAGCTCCACCACCTTTGAGCGGTGGATTGTAGCCGGCTCCTGGAGGGGGAGGCTTGGGTGGTGGGGGGCCGCCCGGTTGGGATTGGCCGCCAGGTGCGAAAGCAGCCTTGCCCGGAACCGGAGCCGGCCCCTCCGTCTGTCCACCCTTGACACCACCACCTGTGGGCGAGCCGGCAATAGCTCGCACTGGGTTGGCCTGTGGGTTGGATGGGTTCTGAGCTTCGCCGCTCTCCACTGGCTTCTTTCCAGCCGGCAGTTGACCCTCGGGCAGGGACGGGACACCCTTGGGGCTGCCGGCCGGAGCCTCACCTGCGGCTCCGTGCATTCCTGCAAATCCTGTGGCTTGACCTCCTTGACCTGGAGCCCCACCTGCACCTGGATGAGGCGGAGCACCTACGGCTCCTGGACCGCCTCCACCACTACCAGGGGCACCGGGTTGAGGGGGTGAACCCGGCCCCGCAGGTGAACCCGGCCCGCCCCCACCACCTAACGGCTGCCCATCAGGTCCAAGGCCCTGTTCAGCCATGGCCTGTTCTTGATCCATCTGTTCTTGCTGTTGTGCATCCTGGGCCTCCTGGAGGATAGCCATAGCTTCCTCCTCCTCCATGCCCAAAATGCGAGTGAGGTAATCAAGAGGTTGAATGAGGTTCTGGACACCCTGTGACACATAGGCTCCCAGGGCGGTCGTTATGGTATTGGCGACCGTTGCCTTTTCTGCCTTGCTCTGGCTTGTGAGATCAGGCCAGAGGACCTTGAACCCAGGCTTTTCCGGCTCCTGGCAAGCATCTTCAGGGAGGAGCCGCTCGGCCGTCTTGGGTCTAACAACAATGGGTGGCATTGGAGCCGGAGGGTTGACTGAGGGTTGTGGGCCTCCATGTGGAGAAGGCATTCCGCTAGTTGGACCAGCTGTGGGGAGAGGAATGCCCGCATCCGTAAAGGGAATCGCACTCGTTGGGTTAGCATAGGATGGTGTTGGATTGAGGAGCTTGTCGCCCTTGCCCGCCCAGTATTGATTGGAAGTCAGATAGGGATTGCGCCGGCCAGAACCATAGTTGACGTGGAAGTTGCCGCTGAACTGCCACTCGCCCCCTCGCCCACGAGCAGGAGCGTCACGATGATTGGGCTTCTTGGGCTTACCGGCAGGGCCTGCGGAGCCGTTCGGAGGCTGCTGTTGGCCAAGAGCATCAGTGGCTTCGCCCGGGCCCAGTTGCTCCTCCTGGTCCAACTGCTCGTCGGTCGGCGCAGGGCTGTTGGGATCGTTGGGGTCAAACCCCTGTTGTGCCTGCTGGGCCTGGTCCTGGATGGCACTGGGGATGGGGAGGACTCCCAGCATGATGAGGCGATTGATAAAGGGACATATGAGGCGCGGAGTGATATAGTCGGCCTGGCGTTCGCGGAGCCGGTCATTCCAGGCTTGGTCATCCTGGCTCGAGGCCAGCTCACCCCGCTCCGTCCCCATGAATACCCGCTTGGGCATGCCCATGGTCATGGCAATGGCTTCGACCTGGCCGTTAATATGGGCCGTTGGATCGACCACTGTCGGGCTCAGCATCTTGGCACTCATGCCGCTATGAACCATGTAGCGTTGGAGGCTGCCAAAGTAGTTTTCCAGTTGGTCCTTTATCATCTGCTCGTCGAACTCTACCTCACCACCTAACTGTGGGTGTGTCTCCAGTGACATGCCTGGCAAGGCTCCTTTCCAGTACATTTCCGGGGAGCCGCCATAGAGCTTGTGGAGGCCAAGGAGGTTGTTGAGGACTGGTCTCATGCGCGGGACGCCAAAGCACTCGTTGACCGCAGCACAGTAGTGAGTGTCGACTATATGGATTACCCGCGTCCAGTGAACCTGGATGGTCGTCATGGGCGCGCCAATGCCAGTGTAATCCCGGTAGTCATTGAAGGTAATCAGGTACATGTTGGGGAAGCCATAGCGAGGGCTCGTAGGATTCCGTTCCCACTGCGTGACCAGGGCCAGGTGCTCGGGGAAGACCCGGAGGTAAAGCAAGTTGCGGTTGGCCGTGGCCTGCTCGTCGACGTTTAGTTGATACTGACTCCACCTCTCCCTGGCCATCTGATTGGCCGTCATGGGGTTACCGTCCTTGTCCCCATAGCTGATGATACGACCATACTCCTTGGACTTCATGTCCAGGTTGCGTTGGATTGTCCCCGGCTCGCTGTAGACTTCTTCAACTCCTTTGACAGGCATGCGCATGTCTTCTTGCCCGTCGTCCAGGCCAAGCAAAATGATCCCATACTGGCCAATGCCCGAGAGGATATCGGCTCGGAGCAAGTATTCCCATATGGGGCTTCCATGCTCCTGGCTGTGCCAACCCTGGCCGCCGATCACAAGCTGCTTGCCCAGGCAGTCCCAGGCGTCCTCAAACTCTGTGGGCTGGTCGCCCTGCTCCGTCTCATAGACCTGCGGCTGGACCTGCCAGCTCTCCTTGGGGTAGACATTGACCACGCGCATGGCAATGCAGTTGCGCTCCCAGAGGCTCCGGTAAATCAGTGGGTTGACCTGGCGATCGATCGGCGGGAACCCACACTCGTCCTCGACGCTTACCCTGGGATCAAGATCATACTGCCCGATCATGCGCCGGCTGGAGTAGGTCCCTACAGCATTGCGGGCCATGCCGCCATGTGTTTGCATTTGCCGGAGCCGTTGGGCTACAAGAGCGTCCATGCCGCCATACATTGGGTAAGGGGTCAGATGACCGTTCGGAGATGGCATGATTGCTCCTCAATGGTAGTCAAGCACTCGTCAATATCTCTGTCCAGCCAGGTCAGCCGGCGATTGATTTCGTCGGTGTCTACTGGCCCGCGGTTCAGTTGGCGTTTGCCCTCATCGTCGCGAATCCACTGGCGGTTCATGAGAGGTAGACTGTGGGAATCCTGGACCTGTCTCAGACCCTCCAACAGGTCAGCCAGCTGGGACCGCTCCCGCTTGAGGAAGGCCAGGCGGACCTTGTAATAATGGACTATCAATCGGGCCAGCTCCTCTTCACTATCTGGAGGGGAATACTCGGGACCGCGATAGTCCTGAGCATACATCCAACCATCGCGAAACAGGAGCCGGCCCTTGAACAGTATGGGTTCGCCATGTTGGCGGCAGAACTCGTGAAAATAGGCTTGCCAGTCAAGGTTCACCACCAGTGGGGGGAGTAAAGGCTTGGTCCCCGTCCGCATGCGTGGTCGTGGCCATGGACTCGGTTCTGGCTCGCCTTCAAGCATGTTCAGTTATCCGGGACCGAGTTGATAAGGCTCTTTAATTGAGCCACTAGAGTATTGATTGCACCTTCGTTGGCGTTGGCCCACTGCACTAGCGGTCCAAACTTGTTCCAGAAGGTAACAAGGTCTATGGGACTTGGACCAGCCTCCTTGGCCTTTTCGCTCACTCGTATCCATTCTCCTGTTGGAAGGATTTTCGCTGTCATTTTAGTGTCCCATGTCGTAGAAGACGGCGATGCCCAAGAACAAACAAGCAAAGAAGGGGAGCCAGGCAACGGCCCCACCCATGCTAAGGGCTCCCAGGCCAATCAGGAGCCAGAGAAACATGGTCATCACAAACAGGACCAAGAGAATGATTTTGGCAACTCTCATGGGTCACCTCATTGGCATCGTGCCCCTCACAGCAGTAGACAATACCCACGCCGTGACACTCCTCACAGAAGGGTTGTCCAATGCCACCGCTACAGTACGGGCAAAGCATAAGTCGCTCCTTGAAATAACGCCGGCAGCCAGCTCCGAATCCAACTTCATTGCTGACTGCCGGCGCTCCCAATCAAGAGGCCGATAGAGCCTCTTCACCCTCACTCGAGTATCGCTGCCAGCCGGCCGCTGTCCTTGTTCATGCGGGCCTGGGCTTGAGCATAGGTCAGTTGCTCTTTGCCCCAGTCCCCTGTGGAGAAGTCCCACTCTACATAATTGTCGTCAGCCGGGACATAGCAGGCGATCACACGGCCATAGTTGTCGAACCAGTACCAGGCATTGCGCTCCGGTATCCAGTTCCACGACATCTTGTCGATCTTCTTGGGCGGCGGAGCCAGCTCGTGGTGCCCACAGCCTCCTCCGTGGCAGGGGACCAACATGTAACAGCCTCCACAGCCTCCGCAACTACTGGGCTGACAACAGCCGTGATGGCGGCGACCACCACAACGGCCTCCGCAGGCAAGAGCCGTGTCGCCAACCAACAGTGCTACCGCCAATGCTACAACATACTTCATACCAAACCTCCTTGAGGATAAAACCCCGGAGCCAGAAGTCTTGTAACCCCCAGCTCCAGGGCACTGGCATCACCTGCAACGAGCAGGTAATCCTGAGACCGACTAACCAATCAAACAGTACGCCACCTTTTCCTGCTCCGAGGTGGGCACGTCCAGGACCCCATAGGTTGCCCCGTCAGGATTGAAGACGGTCAGGTTGACCGTGTTCTCCTTATCGGGATTGCCTCCGACCACGATAGAGGCAAGAGGTCCCTCGAATCCCTCGCCCAGTGGTCGAAAAAACTGGGCCATCTTGCCGACGGGAGGGACGTTCTTGGGAGCCGCTTCGGCCTTGACCGGCTCCTTGGCTTTCGGTTCCCCTTGCTCCTCCCGGGAAGAATGGGCATGGGAGTGAGCGTGCGGGTGGGCGTGTGACTGTGCCTGAGCTGCCTTGTGTTTGTGTGACTCCATGGGAGCCCTCCTTTACCTGCTGTGGAAACCACGCTCGGCCGCTTCTTGAACCGGCGTGCGAACTGTTGGCCACTGGCACCAATGGTCCTCCTGGCACTCTTCGTTTTCGTCGATCACCAGCACGTTGCAAGCCGGGGAAATGGAGCCATCCTTGTTGCTGACCGTCAAGTTGACTCTCTTGGAATCAACCACCGCAGCCACCAGCGCGGCCAGGGGACCTTCCAGGGAGCCGCCTTCCTCCCAGCGAGGCTTGCGGTAATAGTACATGATCCTTCCGACTGTGGGCATCTGCATGGTCACTCCTTTACTGGTTTCGGCTGCAAGGGCTGCGGTGTTGGCGTTGATATCGGACTCTCCGGCTCGGGCGGGATGGCCGGTGGGGCAATGGGATGGCTTGGGGCCGGCGGAGCGGGTTGTCCAGGAGGAGCAACAGGGTGTGTCGGTCCTGGAGGCGGAGCAACAGGATGCGTTGGCTGAGGCGGTTGTGTCGGCTTGGGCGGTGGTGCAACAGGATGTGCTGGCTTCTGTGCTGTGCTCATATGGCTCCTACCTTTGGGCGTATGGGTTTGTGGGTGAGTGCGTAGTAACCTATTACCAAGCTATCCGCTTCATCCGGGCTATGTCCCATGATCTTGGATAGCGTCTCGCGGTTGTTGTTAGTCCTCATTTCCTCCGGCTTGTAATCCTCCTTGTCGTTCTTGGGCGGGAGGTACATGCGCCCTTCCTCATCGTATCGCTTGGGCATGAGACCCAGTTGTCGTCGCAGTTCAATGTAGTGAGGCT